GTTCAAGGTGATCGTGTCGCCCGCCGTGGGATTGACGGCGAAGACGATCGAGCCGCTGGCGTTCGTGGGCGTAGTAACCGGGTCTCCGAACAGGCCCGTCAGCCAAAAGCCCGTTCCACGCAGGTCGAGCGGAATGTCGAGCTGGCCCTCGTCGGTGATGAGGCCGCGATAAGGATCCTGCGCATTGCGCCCGCGTCCGAGCAGCGGGTCGTCCCCGAGCGGCTGGGCCGAGGAGAGATCGGTCGATTTGAAATCGAGGCTGTGATAGCCGGTGAGCGGCGCGACCCCGTAGCTTGCCTCCCGGCACGCCTTGAGGGTGGCGTCCGCGCCATATGCGCGCGCCTTGGGCATGGTTGACTCCCGTCTTGTCGTGATTGGGTCAGGCGGTGAGCGGATCGCTCACCAGGTATTCGATCGTGACGATGATCCGCGCGGTCAGCACCGGCGGCGCACCTTCCAGAGCGAGCGCACCCGTCTCCGGGGCTGACGGCGTCAGGTTCTCGGCGAGGCCGCCGAGCGTCTCATCGACACGCAGGGCCGCCCCGATCGCACCAAGCAGCTGATCGAGCGCCGCTTCGCCGCCGCCGCCAGGGTCTCGCGGCACATAGACTTCGAGCTCGACCCGGTGCGCGTAGAACTCGGTGCGGGGATTGAGGGTGATGTCGGGTTCGCCAGGGTCGCCATCGCGAAGGATGACGAGACCGGCAGCGGGCACCTTCTCAGGCAGCACCTCGTTGCGCCGCACCGGCGCCGCCAACTGCCTCGCGAGAATATCGACGAGTGCGGCGAGGATCTGTTCACGTCGAGACATCAGCGGCTCCCGTCCTCATCAGAAATCCAGTTGCGCACGACCAGGCTGGGTAGCCGGCTCACCCAGCGCTCGGCGGCGCCGGCCACCTCGAGGCGTTTGGCGAGGGTGACCTGTGGAACCAGGATGAACATCGGGACGGTCACCAGTCCTCGGCCCGTCCGGAGTGCGGAAGCGCTCGCGCGAGAGAAGCCACCACGCTTGCCTGTCCGGGCACGCATCCCGTCGGCCACGAGGAGCGAGGGGCCCCGGCGTCGATAGACGAAGCGCAGCCGTTGCCCGGTCCGCCGCTCCCATCCGCCCGGCGTGATCTTCCGGCCGCCATCGCCGTACCGGCCAGCGGCCGCCGTCGGGATCGCGAGAAAGAAGCCGTTTTTCGAGCGAATGGTCGCGCCGTCCTCGTAGATGCGGATGATGCCCGGCGCCTTGGACCAGACGAGACCCGCCGCCCGGATGCTGTCTTCGCCCTTGGGGTAGACTTGTCCGCGCCAGGTGCGCGCCAGTCGCGGTCCCAGTCCCGCCGAGGTGACCTGCGTCCGGAGCTCGGTTTTCAGGCCTTCGGTGGCCTGTGAGATCCCGACCGTGACGGCCTTCTCGGCGGCCTTGATCTCGTCGCTCATCAGCTTGCCGATGTCGCCGATCGTGCTGACCGAAACCCTCATGCCTCACGCAGCTCCGCCGTCCAGATCAGTCGCTCCGCGTCGCGGCTCGGCTCCCCCTGGACGACATAGGAAACGCCGTCCAACTCGAACCTGTCGCCTTCGGCGAGGCTGGGCGCATCGGCGACGCGAATGTCGAGCATCGTCGTAGCGGCATGCAACCGTGTCTCACCGAATTCGAAGACACGATCGGGCCGGCGCAGGATCGCCCGGACCAGCGAGGGCGCGCCGCCCTCGGCGGTGTAGACGACGTCGCGCGCCAGATGCGCGTCCGCAAACAGCACGTCGAGAGCGGCAGCGATAGCGGTCATCAGAAGCTGCCATTCAGGCGAACCCGCCCGATGACGTCATCGGCGCCACCGGCGACCGCTTCGGTCGCAACCCCGATCAGCGTATTGCCGGTAGCGGTCTTCGTCGCCTCCTTGTTGGTGTTGTCCCAGTAGACCTTGTCGCCCGCAGCCCATGCCTGAGAGGCCACCTTCTTCAGGTCGAAGACACCGGTAAGCGCGGCCTCGACAGTGGCGCCGCTCTCGGCATCGCCGGCCGCCACGCCGAAGATGGAGCCCACGAGCAGGCCGTCGCCGGAAACGACCTCATAGGGCGCAGTCAGGGTGATGGTATTGCCGGGCTGGACGTAGTTCTTCATCGCGCATTCCTTTCGCGGAAAGACGAAGGGCGGCCCGCCAGGACCGCCCACGCTTCAGGGTTCAGGGATGGACCGGCTCAGGCGCCGGGGTTCTTGTAGAGACCACGCCAATCGATGGCCTTGGCGCCGAAGTCGAGGCGGCACTTGATCTCGACGCCATCGACGTCGAAGCCGTTGCGCGTCTCGATATAGGCGCCCTGCTGGCCCTCGAGATAGGCGTATTCGATGGTGTCGATCTGGTTCGGCGAGGCCGCGAGATACCAGGCCTTGTCGCTCGCCACATCCAGCCGCGGTTCGGCAATCGGCGTGAGCGTGCGGATCGATTGCGGGACCACGTTGCCGCTCTGGGCGGGCACGAGGTTCTGGGCGACCAGCTGCTCGGCCTTCAGTTCCAGCGCCGCCGGGACGATCAGGAAGGCGGGCCGGATGTTCAGCACCGTCTTCTTGTCGAGCCCGGTCTGCTTGCGCATTGCTGCCCGCGCCGCGCCCACGCTGTCGACCCCGAGCGCCGTGCCGGTGCCCGCGAGGTTCTTGTGGCTGGCATGGAACAGCGTCGTGCCATCGGCCATGGCCGGGTTCGAGGTGATGATGCCCCAGACCACGTCACTTTCGAGTTGGGCAATCGAGTTGCCATACATCGCCGGGATGCGGGTGAAGGCATCGAGATCGTCGTTGATCAGCACCTGCCGGGTGATGGCGACAACGCGGCCGTAGGTCTCGATGCGGTAGCTCTCCTTGCTCTCGCCGAGGGTGCCGCGCTGGAACTCGCCGCTTTCGCCGACCTTCAGAAGCTGCGGCGCCTCGCCCAGCTGGACGCGGTGCATGGCCTTGAAGTCCGTGGCCAGCACCTGCCGGCAGAAGAGCGGGAAGGTTCGTGGATAGGCCTCGTAGGCCTGTCGCAGGGTCTTGTTGGTGACTGCCGCGAGGATCTCGGGGAAGTCCGAGGTCGAGTGCAGCGCGCGCGTGGCCACCTCGTCGCGCGAGAGGCCGCGGGTGCTGACGCCCGCCGTCTCGAGGCTTTCGCGGGCAAGCTCCATCAGCGTCATGCCGCGATACTCGCGGGCAGCGTCCTCCAGCGGAAACAGCGTTGGGCTGTAGCGGTGCAGCAGCGCGTTCGAGATCGCCTCCCGCCGCGTGACCGTGGCGTCCCGCCCGCCGAGCGGGACCGAAACATGCGGGAAGGTCCGGGTCTCGTCGGCCTTGGCCGCCACCTGGTCGAGGATCAGCCGGCGCGCCTCGTCGATGGAGACGCCGCGCCGGATCAGGTCGTCGGCGAAGCCGCGCTCGAGCTGCAGCTTGTCGGCCAGCCCGTGGATCATCGAGACACGCTCGCGCTCCTGCGCCCGAACTTCACTGACCAACGCGTCAGTATCGGTACTGCGACTGCCGTCCTCGGGCGCCGTGTCGGGCGCGGGCTTCGGGGCCTTGGGTTTGGTCTCGGCGGCGCGGGTCTGCGGTTCGGCAGCGCCGGTCTTGTCGTCGGTCATTCTCGTCTCCTCGGGCGCTGCCGTGGTCTTGCTCTGCTCGGTCGGGGTCTCTGTCCTGTCCGTCATCGGGGGTTCTCCTTGCTCTGTGGCAGCGTCCCGGCGGTGAAGGACGCAATCGTTGATGGGGTCCCTGGCGCGGAAGCCGGCCGCGGGGTCGGCGCCCACGGGCACGGCGGAGATCTCGAACGGGGTCCAGTCCACCGCCCGCCACAGTTCCCGCCCGCCACCGGAATCCTTGGGGGGCTTCGAGATCTCGAACCGGTGGACCTGGTAGCCGATGGAGACCGCGCGGATGTGCCCGGCCTCTATATCGCGCCAGATGTCGTCCACGGCGTCGCGCTCGGAGAGCCGGATGCGCGCGATGCCCTTTCCGTTCTCGATCCGCGCCGAGCCCGGCACGACCGAGCCGATCACCGCGTCGAGGTCATGCGCCTCGTGCACCTTCAGGAAAGGCGCGCCCGCGTTCAGCCGCTCGAGCCGCACATGCTCCGGCGCCATGCTGAGTTCCTCGTCATGCGGCTCGCCGAAGAGCGATGCGCGCCGCACCCGGGCGCCGGTCGACCAGATCACCTCGACGCTGCGGGTTTCGGGGTCGATGCTGTTCGGCGCAAGCTCCGCCGACCGGCGCAACGCCGGCAGTTCGATCATCTGCTCCATGAGTGTTTCCTTGTCAGGTCGCGTCCGGGTTCTCCGGGTCGGTCGCGGGATCGGCTGGCGCATTGGACTGCACGCTGCCGGTCTTGGTGACGCGGCGCGGGTCGCTGTCGAGCACGAGGCCGAGTTCGTCGAGCTTCTCGTTCGTGGCGGCGATCTCGGCCAGCACCGCGTCGGGGTTGCGGCCCTGCCGGGCGATGGCCTCAGCCAGCGTCATCGTGCCGGAGCGGATGGCCAAGAGATCGGCCATCGCGTCCTTCTGAGGATCGACCGCCTCGAACTTCGGCGGCGACCATTCCACGGGCACGTCGGGCGTCGGGATCCGGCCTGCCGCCCACGCGGCCTCGGTGAACCAGCGCCAGACGGGCGTGCAGAACATCGGGATGAAGAGCTGCCACTGCACCGCATCGATCATCCGGCGGAACTCCACGAGCCCCGCGCGGATCGAGGAATAGTTCACTTGGCTGAGATCCCCGGTCAGCAGCTCGTAGGGCACGCGGAAGCCGGCGGCGATGGTGTGCAGGCTGGCGCGCTTGTACTCACCGTAACCGCCGGTGGCCGCCGGCTGGTTGAAACGGATGTCCTTGCCGCCACGGGCATAGGCGATCAGCCCCGGCTCGAACTGCTCCACCCGGTTGCCGTCGGCGTCGATCACCGCGGGCGCGATGCCCTGCTGGGCCTCCTCGTCGCCAAAGACGATGGCGGTGACGCAGGCTTCGGTCTTCTTGCGCACGATCTCTGCCACCTCGTAGTCGTCGAGATCGCGAAGCGCGCGGATCACCGGCGCGCCCCAGGGCACCCCGCGCGCCTGCGTGCGCTGCTTCTCGTAGACATGGGCGATCTCGGAGACAGGCACGGGTCGGCTGGTCAGCCCGCCCTTCAGGCTGAGCGTCGCGTCGCCCGGATGCACGCCGAAGAGCCAGTAGGCCCGGCGCCGGCCGAGCGCGTCGAACTCGATCCCCTGCACCGCCTGGCCAGACCCGAGCGCGCCGTTGCGGGTGGCGTCGAGGAAGTCGGCCTCGAGCAGCTGGAGCTGCACGGGCGGCATCACACCGTCGCCGGAGCGGCGCGGACGGCGGCGCACCAGCACCTCGCCGGCCTCGACCATCTCGCGGCAGGCGAGGGTCTGCAGGCCGTAGAAGTCGAGCTGGCCATCCGCGTCGCAGCCCTGCGCCCAGGTCTCGAAGAGCCGGTCGACCTCGCGGTCGAGCGCGGCGTCCCCGCTCGCCGCGCGGGGCATGATCCCGGCGCCGACGATGTTGTTCACCAGCACCGAGACTGCCTTGGCCGCATGCGGGTTGTTCCGGACCAGGTCCCGCATCCGGTCGCGCAGCAGCGCGCCGGCCCGGCCGATCTCGGCGTCGGCCGAGGATCCGGGCGCATGCCAGCCGTCCGTGCGCCGGCCACGCGCCGCGCCCTCGTAGGAGC